GTCAGAACACCCATTCGTCAATTTGCATCTTGTGTTCTCGTTGATGTTGATGACACCCTCGATAGTATCTTTAGCAGCGATATGGCTATTGGCAGATACGTCGCACAAAGGGCTGGTATCGGTATTAACGCTGGCAGAATCCGTGGCATCAACGCTAAAATCCGAGGCGGAGAGGTACAACACACAGGCGTTGTCCCCTTCCTTAAAAAGTTTGAAGCAACTGTCCGATGCTGCACACAAAACGGCATCAGAGGTGGTTCTGCTACAGTTCACTTTCCTATCTGGCACCAAGAGATAGAAGATATCATTGTCCTTAAAAATAATAAGGGCACAGAAGATAATCGCGTAAGAAAACTTGACTACTCAATCCAGATTTCAAAACTTTTCTACGAACGTTTCATTAAGGATGGAGAGATTAGCCTCTTCTCACCGCATGACGTACCAGGTTTGTATGATGCTTTTGGTACTGATTCATTTGACGATCTCTATGTGGGCTATGAATCGGATGAGTCTATTCCAAGAAAGACTATTGGAGCACAAAAGTTAATTCTTGATATTCTCAAGGAGAGAGCAGAGACTGGTCGTCTCTATCTGATGAACATCGACCACTGTAACTCTCACTCTTCCTTCAAGGATAAGGTGAATATGTCTAACCTGTGTCAAGAGATCACTCTGCCTACCGATCCTATCAACCACATTGATGATCGGGCAGGTGAGATTGCCCTGTGTATTCTGTCTGCCATCAATGTCGGTAAACTGAAGTCTCTTGATGAAGAACTTGAGGATCTGTGTGATCTGTCTGTCCGTGGATTGGAGGAATTGATTGACTATCAAGGATATCCAGTTGCTGCTGCAGAGCGTGCTACAAAGGCACGGAGATCGCTTGGAATCGGTTTCATCGGACTGGCACACTATCTTGCCAAGCTGGGTTACAAATATGATTCCCAAGAGGCATGGGATGCAGTTCATGGACTTACTGAGTCCTTCCAGTATTATCTGCTGAAAGCATCCAACCAACTTGCTAAAGAAAAGGGTTGGTGTGAAGAGTTTGGTCGCACCAAGTATGCGGATGGTATCTTGCCAATTGATACATACAAGAAGGATGTAGATGAGATCAGCAGTATCAAGTATGAGCATGATTGGGAGGGTCTTAGACAGTCTATCCTGGAGCACGGCCTCCGACACAGCACACTGTCCGCACAGATGCCTTCGGAGAGCAGTTCCGTTGTGTCAAATGCAACCAACGGAATCGAACCACCTAGAGACTACCTGTCCGTTAAAAAATCCAAGAAGGGCCCTCTCAAGCAGATTGTTCCTCAATATCATTCTCTTAAGAACAATTATACGCTTCTTTGGGATATGGAGTCCAATCGTGGTTATATTAATATTGTTGCTGTGATGCAAAAGTTCTTTGATCAAGCAATTTCTGGTAACTGGAGTTACAATCCAGAGAACTATCCTGATAATGAAGTCCCAGTGTCCGTGATGGCACAAGACTTTTTGACTACATATAAGTACGGTTGGAAGACTTCCTACTATCAGAATACAAACGATCTTAAGTCTGATGAAGTTCAGGAAGAAAACAATACCAAACTAGATAATTTGCTAAATGAGTTAGAACAAGCCGAGGAGGGAGAGTGTGAATCCTGTGCAGTTTAAGATTTCGTCAATGGATCAACCAGCATCCGTGAAAACTGTTGAAGGCATGACTGTCTTCAATACAGAACAAGTAAACACTAAAAAGCAGCCAATGTTTTTTGGCAAACCTCTGGGAGTCCAGAGGTACGATTCCTACAAGTATCCTGTTTTTGATAAACTTACAACACAACAACTGGGATACTTCTGGAGACCTGAAGAAGTGTCACTCCAAAAAGATCGTGGAGATTATCAGACACTTCGCCCCGAACAAAAACATATCTATACTTCTAACTTGAAGTATCAGATTATGCTTGATTCAATTCAAGGTCGTGGGCCTGGAATGGCTTTCATTCCTTACTGCTCCTTACCTGAACTTGAAGCATGTATGGAGGTTTGGGGATTTATGGAAATGATCCATAGTCGTTCATATACTTACATCATCAAGAATGTATATTCAGACCCATCAGAGGTCTTTGATAAGATTGTAACTGACCCACGTATTCTGGAGCGTGCTAGCAGCGTTACAGAGGCATATGATGATTTCATCAGTAGTGCCCAAACATGGGGCAATGGTAGCATGTGGCAGGCAGACTTTAAAGATTCACCATCAGCACAATGGGAGATCAAAGATGTCAAACGCAAACTCTATAGAGCAGTCGCCAACGTTAACATTCTTGAGGGTATTCGGTTCTACGTTAGTTTTGCTTGTAGTTTCGCCTTTGGTGAACTTAAACTTATGGAAGGATCCGCTAAAATCATTAGTCTCATCGCAAGAGACGAAAACCAACACTTAGCAATCACTCAGAATATTCTGAACAAGTGGGCGCAAGGTGATGATCCTGAAATGAAGCAAATTATGAAGGAAGAAGAAGAGTGGACATATGCTGCATTTGATCGTGCTGTAAATGAGGAAAAGCGTTGGGCAGACTACCTGTTTAAGGATGGATCGATGATTGGCCTCAACGATAAACTTCTGCAACAGTATGTGGAATGGATTGCAAATAGAAGACTCAAAGCAATTGGGATGAAACCAGTATATGATATTGCTGCTAAGAACAACCCACTGCCTTGGACGCAGCACTGGATCTCTTCTAAGGGTCTCCAGGTCGCTCCACAAGAGACAGAGGTTGAATCATATGTTGTTGGTGGAATTAAACAAGATGTGAAAAAGGACACATTCAGTGGTTTTCAACTTTAAATATTGATAGATAGGGGAGGTAATACTCCCCTTTTTTTATGCCTAGAAACGAAGTAACAATTGCAGAACTTAAGACTAAGTTGGAGCGATTAAAGAATGACCTTTATTGGGAAGAACATAAGTATGGATCCGAAGCAAGAGGGCTGGCACATAAATATCTGAATAAAGTATTTGATATTATTGATGAGTATCGATTATGAAAATCCCTGGCTTTTTGAAGGACAACCTTTTTTATCTGAAAGTATTGGCGATAAGTTCGGTTTTGTCTACCTCATTACAAATCTACAAAACGGTCGCAAGTACATTGGAAGGAAATACTTCTGGTCATTTAGAACTCCAAAAGGTAAGAAACGAAAAGTAAAGCAAGAATCGGATTGGAAAAAGTATTATGGGTCTTGTCCAGAACTTAAAGAAGACATTATCAAATACGGCAAACAAAATTTTAGTAGAGTTATTATCAGCCTTCATAAAACGAAGGGCAAAACTAATTTTGAAGAAACCCGACAGTTATTTGGAAACAATGTCCTCACCGAATCCCTTGACGAAGGAGTGCCCGCCTACTACAATAGCAACATCCTCAGTAGGTACTACCGAAAAGATTATTATGGAAAAGACGACTGAAGAAAACATCAGTGACATCAAGGATTGGGCCTTGGAGCGCATTGGAGAGATTCATGAACTGGTCTCTATTCACCAGCATGATGCAGGACAACTAGACGATGCCTATGCCATCTACCAGGAGTTCGCAGAGTGGATTGAACCAGAGGGTGAAGAGATTGACCTACTCTACCTAGAGTAGTCTTACAGAGCGTTCTAGAGGGGTCTAACGACTCCTCTTTTTTTATGCTTGACAATACTCTGAATCATAAGTAGAATCTGGCTTGTCCGGTTCCAAGGGGAGCTATAAGTATTACTTAAGTATCTAAGGGCCTTGACACTTAATCTAAGACACCTTATAATTAAAAGGTATTCAAGGGCAAGTAGCTCAGATGGATAGAGCCACGCACTTCTAATGCGTTGGTCGGGGGTTCGAGTCCCTCCTTGCCTGTTGACAATCTATCAACCACCATGATATGATTGTCTCATGGGCATCAAGAGAAACCACCACCACCTCTTCTCTTGTGTAAGTCCCGCACTGCGGAGTTAGTTCAGCGGTAGAACGCTATCCTTCCAAGTTAGATGTCGTCGGTTCGATTCCGATACTCCGCTCTTGTCCTTTTTCATCATGGACCCAATAAAAATCTTATTATTGATAGGTGAACTTGAGGGGTGCTATATGCATACCAAAAGATTGGGTTTTGAAGAGGACAACAAAATTCTTGATGAGATGAAGAAGAGGTATTATAAACTCTACTTTAAACTCAAGAAAGAACAAAAAGATAATCCTCTATAGCACAATCGGTAGTGCGCGAAGCTGTTAACTTTGAGGTTCTTGGTTCGAGTCCAAGTGGAGGAGTCTGCCCGAATAGCTCAGCGGTAGAGCACCTCCTTTACACGGAGATTGTCGGGGGTTCGATCCCCTCTTCGGGCATATAAATAAATCACTTACATCCTGTATTATGATTATCGTAAGATGCAAAGAATGCAACACAGAATTAACTAGTACAAATAAAGTACAAACCTGTGGATGTCCAAATCAAATGAATCTTGTCAATAACAAAGTTGGAGCTGTTGACTTAGATAAAGTTGTTATGGTATCATATGATAGAGAAGTAAAAATTGATAGTGTTTTCTCTCGCGAAGAACTTGCTTATCAAGAACAAAGGAGAAAGCGTAAAGTTCGTAGATTAGACTTTGAAGTTCGTTAATGCTTAGTTTTTGGATTCACCTATTAGCATTCTTCCAAGTAGTTGTAATGAATTGTATTCAACCTGTTAATTGGAAGTATTGTTATAGAGTGGATCAATGGTTGATTCCAGATTTGATAGAAGGTTATCAGATTTGGACTCAACAAAAACATCCTTATCAAAATGAAAAGGATTATCTGGAGAGTCAATCCGATAGGTGACGGAACCGCTCTTGAAAAGCGTCGAGGTGTTAAAGCCCTTGGGAGTTCGATTCTCCCACTCTCCGTTTTCTTTAATAAACATTAAGAATTTGTGTAGCATCTATATACAATTATATGGAGCTCACGAATGACCTTCTTTTATTTGCTAATGCTGACAATTATTGCATTAGTTGCTTTTGCTGGGTATGATGCTACTATAAGGTTGGTCCAATTCATTGATCTCCAAATTCGTTATGCTTGGATAAGAGTTCAAATGAAGTGGATGGAGCAGAAACTTAGAAGGAGACTTCTTAAGGATACTGCCGACTATAAAAGTTTTCTCAAGGAGTACAAGAAGAATGACTGATGATCAATCATCTTTGTCATCTGATAATAAAACTTGTCCTAAGTGTGGAGCTACCTGGATAGGAGGGCAGCACTATTGGTCAGGCACAGGTAAGGTTGGAAATGAATTAGACCTTGCTGGATTAGTTTGTAATAGTTTTGGTGACGAAACCTGCATAAATCCTTGCAAAGGTTTGGATGGTGGAGTAACTTGGAAGAAGAGAATGAATCAATTGGAAGAAATAGATGAATCACAGAATGACCAAGACCAATCCTGATGATTGCATCACCAAAGAAGAAGTGCAGGAGATGATTGATGATGCCATACGACAACATAATCGTAATGCTTCAATTATCAGTATGTGTGTTGGTTGGGTTGTTCTCGCACTTTTTGCTGAGGGTCTTCTTCGACTCATTGGAGTAATTGATCCTCTGTTTCCCTGGTTAAAGATTACCCTATAAAAAGTAAATGGATCCAGACGAAAAAAGAGAATTTTATAAGTCATTACGGGAAAGAATTAATCAACTTAGAATGGGCCATTTGTTTGAGGAACCCTGCCCCATGTATGAACCTGAATGGGATGAAGATCTTTGGGATTGTAGATTAACTTACGATTACGATGAAGAGGAAGAAAAATGAAACCAGTAATTCTCATTGCTTGTTTTATGCCATTAGCATTGATCTGGATTATTATGAAACTTTCGCTGTGGATTTCAGCAGTCAACGATGAGCAGAAGTATGTCCGAGCAGAATCACTCAAACCACACGGACCTTATTTGGAAAACCCATATGAAGACGTTGATGAGGAGGAAGAGGAATATGGAGATCGCACAGACTATCGATAAGGCCCTTGATGAGTATTACTCTGAGAGAGGTCTACCAGTTCCACAATGGAGAATGAAAAAAGATCCTGATTGGTGGAAAGAATACTTACGCGAATTGGAGAATGATGATTTATAAAGCTGCACACTTTGCTGCTTGGACTTTAAATAATCCATATACACTAGCACCTATGTGTATAGCACTAGTGTTTGTTCCTATTCTGGGGATGTGGGCAGTCCACAAATACAACTGGCAGCACTGGGCACCATTTGACAAGGGACACAAGAAGTAGTATAATAAACACAAACGGACTGGAATACATCCGTGCTCACGTCTCCGAGAGAACAAAGAATCGGAAATCCAACCCACGTGGGAGAGGGATGGGAACTCCCTTGAGCCCGTCAGTGTTATTCTGCAGGATATCACTGACGCATTATTAAACATAAATAATGGTAGATAAAGTTGTTCTACCAATATGAAAATGCATAAGTGCAGTCACTGTGGTGAAACTGACCCATCTAAGTTCTACGGTCACAAGAAGAGTGTATGTGGTGAATGTCACAACAAATATACTCTTGAATTGGGACAGAAAAAACGCAAGTTTATTGTAGAACAGATGGGTGGTAAATGCTCTGCTTGCGGATTTGATAAGTATCAATCTGCTTTACAGATGCATCACCTTGACCCCTCAACCAAAGATAAAGCATTTGCTTCTATAAGAGGTTGGAGTGAAGAACGCATACTTGAAGAAATGAAAGGATGTGTGCTATTATGTGCTTGTTGTCACTCAGCAGTCCACTCTGGTGAGTTGCAACTTCATCCGAGTATCGCCTAACTTGGTCATGGCACCGCTTTTGGGAAGCGGAATAATCTCAGTTCAAATCTGAGTACTCGGACTTACTAAATATCACAACGATGAATTTTTATTCTGTGGAATACTGGCAAGAGAATTGGGACTCGCTGATTACAAGAGTGGAAAATGGAGAAACGATAGGTATAGAAAATAAAGAAACGGGAGAAAAATGTATAATGGTTCCTGCGGATGATGAACTCATACGCATGTATACGGACCACAATGAAGGTTCTTAAGGGACTGTCGATTAAAGCGAGTGAGACTTGGTAGTCAGAGAGGTTTTATAAACCTTTTCCGCCAGATTAGCGGCTTTGAGGTGGTTCAAATCCACCCACTCGTATTACATATACTTATTGTATAAATAGGTGTATGTATTATTTCATTTACCATTATGTTTACTACAATTACCAAATGCAAAGGTTGTGGATGTGATATTCTTAACGAAAGAATCACAAAAGGAGCACTTAAAAAATGGTGTAGTGAATCTTGTAGAGCAAAATGGAGGTATAAAAATGATCCTATAATCAAAGATAGGAACACTTATACCGAACAAAAAGCAAGAGGTTATTCCAATAAATGGAAAGCCTTGCAGTATAAGGGTGGTAAATGTCAAACCTGCGGTGAAGATAGACCAGCAACCTTATGTTTTCATCATAGGGATCCTTCTCAAAAAGAGTTAAAACTTGATGGGAGAAGTTTCGCAAATCGTAAGTGGGAACTCATCAAAGAAGAAGTCGATAAATGCGACCTTCTCTGCCACAACTGCCATAATGTGCTACACTATGGTAATAGTTGGGAAGAGTTCCTAAACGAGCAGGTTTAGCAATCTGGTTGAATGCTCCGTTCTCATAAAGCGGCTAAGAAGGGTTCAATTCCCTTAACCTGCATTGGACAGAATTCAATCTGTCCCTATTGACTCTCTGAGTCAATCACCTTATAATAACAAGGTCAACACACAAGACAATGACTATTACTTCTAAGTTCAAAAAAGACATCAACACTCTTCGTTCTGCAGTCCAAGGTGATTTCTTTCTGGATGTAAAGAATCCGAAACTTTACAAGAAGGTGCGCAAGTTCTATGAGAATGATGGAGTGGTCTTTTCTGGTGATCCCCTTGATGATTATGATATCCTCATTGACTGCATTGCAGAAGATCTCCAGACCACTGAAGTTGCTTGATTATGAAAGTTACTAGGAAACCAACTGTTCTTATGGAGCAGTTTCCATATCGTTATGTTCAGGTTGGTACTTTGGAAATCAATGGAAAACCTGATTGTCGTATTCAAAAGGTAGATTCCTACACTGGTCATTATAGAGATATGTATCTTTGTGATAATGAAATGCAGTTAATGACTGCCATGGAAGACTTTGAATACACTAAATGGTTGGATCCTGATACTGTTCCTTGTTATGTTAAGGATGACTAGTCTTGGAATGACTTTAAACTTAACCTGGTGGAGTCAATCCCCTTATGCCCATGATGGAGACATGTAAAAAACCCTGGTCGGGATGGGTTAAGACCCCTCGGGTTTCTTGCTTCCTAAAAGCAAGTGGTGCGGATGGAGGTAACACTCCCGCCTGGTTTCTTGCTTCCAGCAAAAGAGCAAGTGGCGTGCATGGAGACCTGCGTAGAGGAGACCTTGGGGTCTCCTTTTTTTCTAAATATACTTGGCCTTAGTTGAAATTAAAATGGCAACACGTAAAAGAGCAGCAACTTCTGAGAGTGGTGCGTATATGTCCCAATACGATCAGGAAGTGGAAAGCAGACTTTCTATCATTGAAGCAAGACTAGCTGAAATTGAAGTTGCAATCCATCAACTGAAAGAAGCACCTGCTGCAGCAGAACCTACAGCACCTGCAGGTGCTGATCCTAGAGTTGATAAGATCATTGCAGCACTCAAAGTAGCAGTTCCAGGAGCAGCAAAGAACCTTTGATCTCTTGCCTTTGGGGGCATCTTTGATTATAATGTACATTAGACAATAATATTACAATGACACAATATGTAAAGACAGCACTTGTTTTGGGTGCTGGTGGATTTATTGGAAGTCACATGGTCAAGAGACTGCGTGAGGAAGGATATTGGGTTCGTGGTGTGGACCTGAAATATCCTGAATTTGGTGTTTCAGAAGCAAATGAATTCATCCAGGGTGACCTGCGTGATGCTGAATTTGTGAATAGAGTTATTCAATTTAAGGGGGAGCAGGGGAACTTTTATAAGGAAGTTCCCTATCAGCACATTCTCCCCTTTGATGAGATCTATCAGTTTGCTGCTGATATGGGTGGAGCAGGGTTTGTCTTTACTGGTGAGAATGATGCGGAGATTATGCATAATTCTTGCTCCATTAACTTGAATGTCCTTGAAGGTGTCCATCAATTGAATAAGACATTTGATGGTGTAGAAAAGTCATATACAGTTTGCAATCGTCCAAAGTTGGATCAACCAACAAAAATCTTCTACTCCAGTTCTGCTTGTGCTTATCCAGAGTACAATCAACTGGATCCTGACAACCCTGACTGCCGTGAAGACTCCGCTTACCCAGCCGCACCAGACTCAGAATATGGATGGGAAAAACTATTCTCTGAGCGACTCTATTTTGCATACAATAGGAATCATGGTATTCCTGTTCGTGTTGCCAGGTATCATAATATCTTTGGTCCAGAAGGGACCTGGGAAGGTGGAAGAGAAAAGGCTCCAGCTGCTATCTGCCGTAAAGTCGCTGAACTCCCAGAGGTCGGTGGATCAATCGAGGTGTGGGGAGATGGCTTACAAACTCGTTCCTTCTTGCTCGTTGACGAATGTGTTGAAGCAACTAGACGATTGATGGATAGTGACTTCATGGGACCTGTGAACATTGGTTCTGAGGAGATGGTCACTATCAATCAACTGGTTGACATTGCTGCCAAAGTTTCTGGAAAGGTTGTTCGTAGGGTTCATAAACTAGATGCTCCTTTGGGTGTGAGAGGTAGAAATTCCAACAATGATCTCATTAGAGAGAAACTTGGATGGGATTATGAAAAGACTCTAGAGGAAGGTATTGCTAAAACTTACTTCTGGATCAAAGGAGAAATGGACAAAAAGAGAATTAGGTTGTATGATGACTCGTGTAGCACCCAAACTGTGATGTGATATGACTTTATCTGTTTATGGAGGAAGTGGTTTTGTTGGAAACAACTTCCTCAGGATGTTTGATGGTTGTACCCAAATTCAAAGAGAAGAAAGGAAACCTCTAACTAAGGATATCCTGTACTTTATTTCAACTGTAGATAACTACAATGTCTTTGATGATCTCACACTTGATGTGGAGACTAATCTCAAAGTTTTGTGTGAGGTTTTAGAGCACTGTAAAGATAAAGATATCACTTTTAACTTCATCAGTTCTTGGTTTGTTTATGGTAAGACATCTTATCTTGCTGCCAAAGAGGATGCTATCTGTAGACCAACTGGATTCTATTCCATCACTAAGAAGTGCGCAGAAGACCTTCTAATTTCTTTCTGTGAGACTTTTGGTGTCAAGTACAGGATCTTGCGTCTCTGTAATGTAATGGGTGCTGGTGATCAGAAGGCATCAAGAAAGAAAAATGCAATCACTTGGTTGATTGATGAACTCAAACTAGATCATGATATCAATCTCTATGATGGTGGATCACATTGTAGGGACATCATGCATGTTCAAGATGTGTGTCGTGCTATCAAATTAGTTTGTGATAAAGGTGAACTGAATACGATTTACAACATTGGAACTGGCAATCCAACAAGGATTTCAGAAATAGTTTCTCTTGCGCATCATTATTTGAAGTCTAAATCAAAGATTAATAATATTGAACCACCAGAGTTTCACAATCAAGTTCAGGTTCAGAACTTCTGGATGGATACTAGTAAACTTCAAGCACTGGGTTTTGAACCCAAACTCTCTACAGAATTCATTGTAAAAGATCTATGTCTCTAATTAATAAGGTAGAAGACTTTGTTAGTGGTCTTCAGAATGATGGAGAATCTTTGTTTCCATATCTTGCCAATGGCAACTGGGAACCTGGAAATACTGTTTATTACTCTGGTCCATACTGGGATGAGAAAGAACCAATTGCAGCAATCACTTCTCTTTTAGAGGGTAAGTGGTTGCCTTCTGGTGAACAGGTTCTAAAGTTTGAGAAAGCATTTTCAAAGAAGTTTGGATTTGAATCTTCTGTTATGGTGAACTCTGGTTCATCTGCCAACCTGGTGATGATTGCTGCTCTGAAAAAGTATTTCAGGTGGGAAGATGGAGATGAGATTATTGTCTGTGCTTGTGGTTTCCCCACCACAATCAATCCCATCATTCAGAATGGTCTTACTCCTATTTTTGTTGATATCAACTTTGATGATCTAAACTGGAATCTGGATCAGATCAAAGAGAAGATCACTTCCAAAACCAGAGCAGTCTTTTCTTCTCCTGTTCTTGGTAATGCTTATGATCTGGATAAACTCTTTGATCTTATTACCAAAGATAATGTCTTCTACATTGCTGACAACTGTGATAGTCTGGGTAGTAAGTGGAAGGGTGAATATCTGACCAAGCACGCTGTTGCTGCTTCCTGTTCTTTCTATCCTGCTCACCACATCAGCACTATTGAGGGTGGTATGGTCTCATCCAACATCCCTGAAGTTGTT